AATTCACTGAATTCAGGGTGAAGGTTATGTCGCGACCCGTGACGATAGTTGTTGGCATTTGTCTATCTCCTTAGATTGTCTGTTGTGTGTAGTAAGTGCTGACCGCGAGATCCGCCACTAGTAGGTTGGTCGCGCCGACCTGCTGGATTGTCGGACGTTGAACGTCTCCGACTTCATATCCTGCTGGCATTGCTGCGATGATGCTGATAATAAGCTGCTCAAGATTGTCAAGTGCTCCGGCCGTATTGTTGTATGCAACGGCCGCAGTAACCACGAAGTTGATTTTCACGCGTACCGCAGATTTGCCGATTGTTGTCGTTTCCAAGTAAGGCGAATCGGGAACGATTACGCAAGCCGGCGGAATCACTGCTTCTGGAGGCGATGAATAAACTGATGCGACTACACCCGATAGAGAAGTGGCAAGAGTGCCTCTGACGTTGGTTGCAATTGATGTTGGCGTAGGCATTAGATGGCCATCGTTGAAGTGTCAAGGTATGGTGAAAGTAATCCGACCACTCTGTTCATTAAGGATCGTCCCATTCTGTAAGGCGATGGCGTAAAATCGACGCCTTCTATTTGGCCACCTGGAGCGACCACTGACTGGAAAATCTCCACACTTACAATCGTCACGGCTTGCTCTACTGCCGCAGTTGATGCGTAAAGTGTGGCGGCATTGGCTCCGGATAAGTAGGCAACGCCAGCTGGTATGACTTCGCGGAAGGAAATGTTTGCGTTTGTCTTAGCAGCTGTAAAGACATAAATTGCGCCAGAGTAAAGATTAAACACTGGAATGAATGGAAAAGTCTCCCAGTAATTTGATGTGACTGTAACTGTTCCGTTAAAAGTTGATGGAACGCAACCAGTGACCACGACTGTTTGACCCTCGACGAAAGTGTTGGGACGTTGCGTGACGTAATAGGCGACATTGTTTTGAAGATAAACGCCGGCGATTGCAGCTTGATTAGCAGTGAGCATCGGCAAAATTACTTGTTCAGCAGAATCAATGATTCCGTCAAGGTAAGCATCTGAATACAGGGACGACGAAACGCCCAAGACTGTTCGCAGTTGCGATGCAGTAATGATTGATGGCATTTCATCGTCCCTTCGTATTCGGCTGGGCTAGATACGGGAGCGCACCTAGCCCATGATTAGTTTGATCAGGTTAGGTTGAAACGACGGAGACCGCCGGCGAATGTCACACCTGCTGCGACATATCCGTAGAGCATCAATTCAATTTCTCCAGATGTTGGAACATTGGCTGAAAGTGTTAGCGCTGGAGATTCAAAAATCTCAATTGAACGTGGCTCGATGATGAATGCTGAATCGTCAATTGTTGTTGAAACCATGTTGGCATCAACATAGAGATCAAGACCCAAAACGTTTCCACGAAGTGATGTTGGATTTGCAGTACCACCGGCATTTTGAGTCAATGGCTGAGCGTTGTAAATTGGACGACCAGTTGAATCAGTTGCACCCATCAAGAGTGACCATTGTGATGTTCCAGCAACGTATGCAGTTGCAGTGCGCTTTGTTGCATTGTATGCAGCAGCCGCTTCTGTTGATACGAATGAGATGATTCCAGCTGATGATGCAGCTGTTGTTGCAGCTTGTGTTCCACCGGCAACAATTTGGGCAATTACGTACTCATCGACCGCTTGAGCGTAGCCATCACGGAGATTCTGGAGCATGATTTCATAGAATGATGGATCTGAGCGATCTAGCAATTCTACTGAATAGCGTTGGAATCCAGCCTTCTTGATTACTGTCGCATTGACGTAAGCAGAAGTGATTTGAGTTGTTCCAGTTGGATCTCCGCCTTCTGCCACTGTTGCCACTGTTGAGTTGGCAGTGATTTTAGGAATTGAGACTGTCATTCCGTATGAGTTAAGTGGACGTGTACCACCGCAAGCGTCCACTGTTGGACGAACCATTGTTGTATTAGTTGCAACGTCGCGAATATATGAAACTGGTGAGAATGCTGGATTTGTTGAGAATGAATCATCGGCAGCCATTACGTACTGACGAGAATCTTCGTTGCCTAGCTTCGCCTTGATTGTGTGCTCAAGGTATGCGCCTGGAGTTGCAATTGGTGAACGTGGCTTTGTGAAGTACAACGGACGAGTTGCATCTGTTGCTGTTACGACTTTGGAAGCTTCAACCGCTTCGGCTGCTGCTTCGGGAACGGCTGGAGTTGATTCCACTTCGTTTTCTCCTTCGATTGTTGGTGTATTTGTTTCTGACTCTTCGGCTTGTGGCTCTGATTCAGAATCTTCTGTTTCACTAGCTGCGACGGCTACCTTCGCGCTGGCAATTGCTGGATCTGTTACCAGCGAGACTTCTTTTAATGAACTTGCACTAATAACAAGAACGCCATCGACATTCTTATACTTCTCAGCTAGAACGCCTACTGAAAATCCATCGCGCAATCCAGATGATGCTTCGACTAAAGAATCGTTGCCGGCAGTTGTGTTGCCAATTGAAAATGTCGCATCAATTCCAGAATCGGTGACTTTGTAAGATTTTAAGAATCCAATTGGAGCTTCACGGCGATGCTCAAGTAGCAATTTTGTTGAATCGCCAAAAGTAATTGATCCAGGCTTAAATGATGTCGCTCCGGCTGATGTAGATCCAGTTTCATTCCAGGTGACTATGCGACCAGAGATTTCACGCTTTGGAAAGTCTGTGGCCGTGACCTTGATTGAGAAATCAAGATTCATCGGAGTTGGCTTTGTTTCTTTCATGAGATCATGTCCTCTTCTCGTCGGATTTCTTCTGTTGTGATTGCACCTATATCAAATAATAATTTATACACTTCTGCGCGCTCTTTGGCTGATCCACGCAAATAATCATCAAGGTCAAATTTAACTTCTTGCGATGCCGGAACAAAATCATTTGGCATTCCAGTCATTGACAAACGCTCTTCGATGCTGGTCATTACATTTCTCAACGAGAAATCGACAAGAGATTGACGTGAAAGAGCTGCATTTGAATAAGTCATACTGGAGCCAGTTTCAGCATCGACGTAATAAGCCGGAATGCCGCAAGCTCTTGCTAATTCAGTTGCAACGTAGGATCTAGCTTGATTGAGCTGCAATTTCTCTGGATCAAATCCTAGAGCTTGTAATTCGACGTCAGCATTTAAGAATGCAGTTGAACGATTGCGTCGAGCACTGCCCCAAGACTCAAGAAGCTTCGCGATGCGATCTGCTGGAAGTGCAGTGCCATTAGATTTCAGAACCATCGTTGGAACTGGCTCACGTGCATACATAACAGCCGCACGTTCTAATTCTGCACCGGCTTTTATTGTACGTCCAGCGCGATTTAAAATTCCTTCATCGTTTCCGTAAAAGACTGCAAGAGCACCGACGCCAGAATCTGGAACCGGAATGTTGTCCACTGTGTAATACTCAATCTCTGTTCCACGTGCGTTTGTAATAATTCCAACGCGAGTTGGCGAGATTCTTTCGGCTGCTCTGATGCGATACGTATCGGCATAAATCTCAGTAATTCTGAGATACCCATAACCGAACAGGAGCAAATCTTCGCAGAGCCAGGCATACGTGCTAGATCCTGGAACACGTGGATCAGGTTGATTGATGCACTTCGGCGGAGTCTCTACTTCTGTTCCATCAGCCTTTACACGCACTTTCAATGGAATTGATGCAACGCTTGACGTAATGATGTTACGTGCGCGAGCACACGTTGGCACTGACATAAATTCTGCACGTGATGCAGTGATGCCAGTAATTCCGTAGAAATTGTAAATCGAGTCCGTTGTATTTGTAGGCGCAAGCGATGCCTGGACGTCATAGGTCGGTGACGGAGCCGATGTTGTGACGTTGCGAGAAAATAGACCCATGCGTGAAGTCTAAAGGTCTGCTATACATCTAGCCGACCAGAATATCAATCTCCATTTCTGGGCGTGTCGCAAAATGTGTCGCCAGAGCCGAAGCCACAGCTGCGCAGACTGCAACGCTTGAGGCGCGCCGACCAATAATCCAGCCGCCATCGCCCATTGGTAATCTCACGGCCGATAATATCTGCTTGGATAATTCTGCCTGTTTCCCGTGGATCAATCTTTTTGAAGTAATTGCACCGAGCAATTCATCGCAGCTTTGGCCATAAAGTGCGCCATCGATGCTGATGATGGGAATGCCGGCCGGTTGTAATCGCGCAGCTACGGCAGAGCTTGTTCGCTTACTGAAAGCCACATATTCCACCGGATATTTTCTAGCATAAGGCGCGACATCGTTGGCGATGGCTTTATCGTCTAGCGAAATCGGATTGTGCCAGGTATGTAGAAGCTTGATGTTGAAAGTGTCGTCGGCATTCTTTTGAGCCGCGACTAGCGCCCCATCTCTACGATCTGGCGATAAATCTAGGCCGAACCACGTCAGCTTCTCCACATCAAGCTGCACTTCATCAGATCCACACTCTTCCCATTCCTTCACGGGAATCGCTCCGGAGATTGTATTGACCCAACGGCAGAGCACCTCCGTCTGGACGACATCTGGTGGATCATTGAGAACGGCACGGATATTATCTTCGTGGATTGTGTGACCTAGCGCCGGATTGCTCGCGACCCAATTCTTTTCATCTTCAATTTTGTCCGAGAATGCTGACCACTCGAAATATGCGATGTCATCGTTTCCGCCGGCAGCCGAAGCCATACCGCGCTCGCGGAGTTGATTCAAGATTAAGGAATGCTGATCGCCAGCATTACTGAACGTCCAGAGTTGAGGATTTTTAGCGGCCATCATCGTATATCTCATGGCTGACCAGGCTTCGGTGTCTTTCAGCTGACGCGTCTCGTCCATGTACACAGTCTCCGGCTTAGCAAATCCACGCGCCGCAGCATTGGCCGCCTTTACGACGTAGCGAGCGCCGGACATTAGCTCAATTTCTTCGGATCCATGCGCCCATCGGATTTTTTTGACTTGCTTAGCTAGTGCTGGATTGCTTTCAATGATGCTGACCACGTGCCGGAAAGTCTCCAACGATGTAGTTAGAACGTGCGCTGATCCAAGCTGCAAGGATTCTTGCCATAGGAAAAGCCGAGCCAAGATTGACATCTCCATAATTGTGGATTTGCCATTCTGACGAGCTGCAACGACCACGACCAGAGGCGCGTGCCAGCGTCCGTCAGGCTTAACCTTAAGCGCGTGCTCAAAGACAAACTTCTGCCACGGCATTAGCTCCACGCCTATCTGTGACGCAAAGTCGATGATTTCCAAGCCCTTAGACGGCAAATCGTTGAGCCTAGAGTGGATTCTAGGCGTTCCTGAGCCAATTAGACGGCTAGGTTGGGTATCAATTCCCTGTTCGTCCCTGTTCGAGCCTGTAACGACCTGCAACGCCCGATTCTGCCCTGTTGTGGCCTTAGTCATGGCTTGTGCTCTCTTGTGTCGGTGAAAACGGAAAAG